CCAGAGATGGCCACTATGTATCTCGCTGGTGGTGAGGGTAAGATGCAGAAGAAGGTTGAGAAGTTGGACCCAGAACCTACCCCAGACCCCGAGCCTACTCCAGACCCAATTCCACCACGCAAGCCAACGCCAACCCCAACGCCTGACCCCGAGCCAGAACCAGTACCAGACCCTAGAACTCCTTACGAGGGTATGATGTACAGAAATATTGGCTCGGCGAAAATAGGAAATTTGTACAGACAGCGAGATGGAGGTCAGTACACCGCTGCTGGTATGCCAGAGTACGAGATGGATGACCGCATCCCAACAGGAATTAGGACAGATGATGGGAAGGCGCACTATGCAAACAGGGATGTGTATCATGCCATGGAGAAAGAAGGTGTCGACCCCTACAGCCCTGAAGCTTCCATGTTCATGGAGGACCTTTACTCCAGCAATCCTGAGCTTTTTGACGTTGCCAATGAAAGCGATTCAAGCGTCTTGATGACGCGAATGCTTAAAAACGATAAGGGTCTCACACATGCTGGTAGAGAAGGTGCGGATGAAGGTTACTTCCTCCCCGACCAGCGATTTGGTAGGCCTACCCAGCAGGAGCTAAATAGACGGGATTTGGCGAAAAGACAGTCGGAGATTCAGGCGCAGAAAGACGCCGAGGCAGCTATGAAGGCCAAGCGAAAAGCTCAACAAGAAGAGGACATTCGCAAGGCTAGAGCACAAAACCGACGCATGTCGAACGGAGGTAAACTATACCACTTCTAAAAAGAAAAAGGGGCGCAAGCCCCTTTCTCTTATCTGTTAGTTTCCCACGGCATCGGTCGATTGAGAGCAATGATGGTCTCCGCATCAATGGGGCGGGGCACAAGGCTTACGGCCTTTCTGTTGGGTGTGTCCATGAAGGGGAGGAGGACAGCGACGATTACCGCGAGGCGTAGGAGGAACTTTTTCATGAGTTTGAATTTATTAAATTTGTGTGTTGCTCTGCTTCTATAACGGAGGTGGATTCTAGATATTGTGTAAACGAATGTTAAATGGTGCCCAAGAAGAAAGGCAAGCCTGCCACCGACGGTAATTATTACTTCTTTGGTTCATACCCAGAGCAGCCCGTAGCCCCCGAAGGGTTTAGATATAACCAAGGGGATATGGTCCCAGAGGACTGGCAGGAGTTCCACGAGGAGCAGGATGGGGTAGACCTAGAGAGATTGATTGACCGACAAATGGGAGTAGAGTCATCGTACCTCCCTGGCCGCACGTCCAGTGCGGGAGCTACAGGCCTCGGTCAATTCCGTCCTATTGCTCAGCGCGAGGTGGTTCGCCTGGGTATCATGCCCGACGGTTGGGATGCCAACGACCCGTTCCAAGCGAGAGACGCTATGAAGGGGTATATGGAGAACCTGTACGACAGACCCTGGGTACATGCAAATGAGAGCGACCCTATGGTGGCTTATGCTAAGGCCGCCTTCGCATACAATGCGGGGGAGGGTACAGCGGTCAAGGAGCTCAACAGACTCAAGGAGAAGTACGACATATACAACAGCCTTGACTGGATTCAAGACATCAACAAGGAAAGCAGGGAGTACATCGAGCAGGTTGCTGGGATGGACACTGATAAGGGTCGACAGTTTGAAGAGAACTGGCCTACGTTTGAGTCTCGTCGTCAGAGGATTTTCGGGGATAAATCTTAATCACCTCCTCTCCGTGTAGCTTTCGGTAGAACCGCTGGATGATAAGCCTGGCTTTCTGCGTGAGCTGGTACCTAGCCTTATAGGTGTTCTTGTCGTACTTAAGAAAGGCCAGCTGTTCCATCGTCACCTTCTCCAGGTCTGTTCTGTAGTATATGCGTTCAATCATGCCGCGCTGCGACAGCGGGTTTATGACCCTCTCGTAGAACTTCTTGGGACTTTGGTGCAGGGCTTTCGATATGTGGTTCTTGGTGAAGAACTCATAGTCGTACATGAACAGCATGCACTCTAGTTCGTTCTCTGTTACATCGTGCCTGCTACAGATGTCTCGCTTGGCCAGCTTGAAGTATTTAAGGTAGTTGTGATTTACGTACCTTTCATTTAACATCGAGAACTCACGGAACTTCCTGCCTTTATGCGTTCTGCTCATTGAAGTATATTTGTGAGGTAAAATTAAGACATGGGAACGACGCTTTCGAATACTCAGATAAGGAACACCTACAGTGGCCTTCTTAAAACTGCCGACAACTCAGTTGTTGCTGGAACGCTTAAGACGGTTAGTGATGGTGCTGGTAATGATACAGGCCTTAAGGTTTCGTCTAATGAGGTCAACGTCAACTCCCTCAGCATTGAATCTGTCCCCGCCAATGGAGCGTTGACCAAGATGCTTATGTGGAATGACTCCACAAAAGATGTTGAGTACAGAAACTACAACCCAAGCGGTGTAAATCTTATCACAGCAGATACGATTACTTCTCCAGACGATGGGGCTCAGATTCAGCTTGACGGCGGCCCCGCCATCTGCAATTTCATTGCTGGTTCAAACATTGAGATTACGGGTAGTGGCAGCTCTGTCACGATTAACACCTCCCTTGGTGACGCTGCTGCGCAGGTCAACTTCGCCATGACGGAGAATTTGGTTGAGAATGGTTCTGGTGACTTCTTTACAGAAATTGTTCACACCTTTACTGCTTTCGACAACACTGACACCGTCAATAGAATCAGAGGAACTCAGGGTGTCGACATCAGCAGCGTAGCAAATACCGACGGGGGTCGTGACTTTACGATTGATGCGGGAAAGGTTACAAAGCTTATCCAGATAAGCACTTCCACTGGCGACCCCACGAGCTCGACTTCTGCTGTCACTTCCCAGCTACCTCCTCTTTTGGACCTGACCAATGAGACTGCGGGGGACATGCTCATCATGGTGAACGCTTCTCAGATGAATCTGCTCGATAAGACTAATGGCAACATGAACCAAAGAACGATTACCCTCCCTCCTCCATACGCAGGAAGAAAAATCAAGATTGTTTTTGTAAGTGTTCCTAGCCTGTTTAGTGGGGGCGGCGGTATATACAACCAAGGTATGGACCACCCTATTAGGTTTGAGGTGGCAGCAACGTCTGATAAAGACGGCACCTTTAGACAGGTAGGCTTCTTTGGTAGAGCCAGGCTTAATGCTTCTAACCCCAACTTGCCAACAATCCCAGGTAGCGGTAGGTTTGGTCGCGGAATTGTTGGGTACACTAGCAGAACGTCTTACTTGTACTTTCAAGATGTAACTATGCAGAGAACAGGTGACCCTCACAATGGAAACTCAAACCAAGTTTTGGCAACTTCTACTGATGGCTTGCAGTACGGGGAGACAGACCTAGGCTTGGCTACTGGGGACGTGGTTGAAATGGTAGCTGTTAACGACAAAGCCTATATGTGTGACATCGTTACCTACGCTCCATACAACGTAGTCGTCCAAGGTGATTACCATGTCTTTAATAGCGGCAACCATATTCCTACACCATAAAGCAAGACCATGGATGACATTCTAAAGAAGACGATGTTCGAGGAGATTGATGCAGCCTTCGACAACATAGAGCAGATTGTATCCAAGTACAACATGTCTGGCAACATCGTCTACATGGGGTGCGTTGGTCTTTGCGAGTCTGAAGACGAGGACGATGATGTACACGAATGGCAGGTCAAGTACACATGGAACGTTAAAGACAGCAACGAGCTTGATGAGGTTATCCAGTTGCAGGTGGAGGCGTTTGCACGAACCCAGGAGCCTGACGACCCCCTGGACTACCTCTTCATGAATTGAGACTGCTGGTTACATACCTGCTTTCCCTACCATTACTTTCATTTGCTCAGCCCAGCTTTGACACGGGCAACTCTCACAGAGACAAGTATGTGGTAGGTGGTCTAGCTACTGTTGGTGGCTTAGCCCTGATTAACTACACCGATGGTCCTACGGAAGCTATCGGAGCTTTCTGGTTGGCAGGGGGCGTGGCTAACATTGTGTCGGGGGAGATAGAGTCTGAGTACAGGGACTACCGCCCCACCGATATTGAGTGGAAGAAAGAGGCTCTTCCGATTACAACAATGTTTCTTGCTGGGGCGCTGAACGGAGTCAATCAAGACCTGCTGTTCCATTACCATGAGTTCGAGAACACCTTTCCTAATGCCAACCCAGAATTTTGGGACCCCCGTATAAGCTGGAGAAACAAGTACGAGAATGGCGACCCCACACAGGGTGAAGCCTTTCCAGGTTCTAGTACTATCTTTGTTGGGGTTACTGACGGGTATCACGCGACAGTGGCGGCTCGGAACATCATGATTACAACAACCATCTGCCTCTCTCCAGAGAACAGAGGTTGGAAGCCGTTTGTCACGAGAACCTTAATTTACTCCCTCAGCTACGGGCTAGGGTTCGAGCTGGTTTACGGTAAGCTAATTAAGTGATGAACATTATTAGAAAGATTGTCGTGGGGCCAAACCCCAAGGACGCCATGGCCTATTACGTGGGCATGAGAGCTGGCAAGGGAAAGGTGTCTGCCATCATAGAAGATGAGAGAGCTATGTACAAACACAGCATTCGGAGATACAACGTATTCATTGAGGACGATGATTCTTCCTATATTTGGAAGACGGTTGAGAACCAACCAGTCTTAATTGAATACGATTGTAAATTTGAATGAAGGCGTTAAATCATTTCGTCGTTAGAGTTGACAAGGTCTTCAACGACACAATGGAGGTAGGCGACAAGTCTATCTACCTAGACAGTAAGTGGAACGAGTTTGAGCACCGCATCTGCCACGGTGTTATTGTTTCTCCACCCACAAGGCATGACACGGGGGCAAAGGCAGGAGACACTCTTTTCTTTCACCACCACGTCACCACCACCGACAACCTTAGGATATACGACAACATGTATGTCGCCAGCTACGGTGGGTGGAAACCCCATGCAATCGCTTATCGAAGAAAGAAAGATGGGGAGATTGTTATGCTAGGTAACTGGATTTTTGTTGAGCCAGCAGAGATTGATAAGACTGACCAGGTGACAGGCTCTGGAATTGTCACACAGCTTAGTCACAACATCAAAGACAGAGACGTCGCCAAGGTCATGGTTCCTACAGATTACATGAAGGAGCAGGGCGTTGAGAGCGGAGACATTGTCGGGTTTAGTGCTGACGCAGATTACAAGATGGTTCTTGACGATGGCAGTGTCGTCTACAGAATGGTCGAAGACAACATCATGTATGTCGAGGAAAATTAAATTCACGACAATAGGTGCTTCCACTAGACTTATGGACTCTATGTCTGTGGCTATTGACAATATGATTGAGGAGGTCAAGAAGCCAGTAGACCCCGAAGTAAATGGCAGCGCTAGAAAAGCAGAGCTTCAGTCTATCAAGCAAACAGCGATTGACTGTAAGGAGCTTATTGTAGAACGGCAAAGGCTAGAGCAGATGGTCAAGGACTTGAAGCAGAATGGCGAGATAGAAGCAGATAAAGACTACTCTAGTGGATTTGCAGAACGCTTCAGTAAGTAATGTCACTGGTATACAGAGAAGATGAAGAGGCTCTTATCTCAATTTGTCCCAACGGTACGAAGGGAGAAACTATCGAACTTGCGGGGTTATTCATTCTTCTTCCCGCTCAGCCCCCCAAGAAAGAGATTCTCGGATATGGCAAGTCAGACGACATGCAGCTGTGGGAGAGGGCACCTGTGCCTCCAGAAATGTCTCGGATTAAGTCTATGGATGAGTGGGCAGAGATGCCCAGAGAGTTTAGAGAAAAGTTTCATCCATATATCGAAGAGGAGTTTCGCCGTAGGCGTGAGGGCCTTTGGTTTTTCAATAAAGGTATTCCTACATATATTACGGGCAGGCACTACATGATGCTTCAATGGACTAAGCTTGATGTCGGATATCCCGACTACCTCGCTTTCCAAAGAGACATCTTCCTGCACATGGCAGCATGTGAGGCTGACCCACGTTGTATGGGGCAACTGTACACCAAGTGTCGGCGTAGTGGTTACACCAACATCTGTTCGGCGGTACTCCTAGATGAGGCCACGCAGATAAAAGACAAACTCCTGGGGATTCAGTCGAAGACTGGTAAGGACGCCCAGGAGAATATATTCATGAAGAAGGTCGTGCAGATGTTCAGGCACTACCCCTTCTTCTTCAAACCTATTCAGGATGGAACGACCAATCCTCGCATGGAGCTGGCTTTTCGGGAGCCGTCTAAGAGAATCACGAAGAACAATAAGACTGCGACGAAGGGCGAGGCTCTTAATACGGTCATAAACTGGAAGAACACTACCAACAACGCATACGATGGTGAGAAGCTGCACCTGCTTTATTTGGATGAGGCGGGCAAGTGGGAGAAGCCGACTGATATACGTGAAGCTTGGCGCATTGAGCGAACGTGCCTTATTGTGGGGCGGAAGATTATTGGAAAGGCTTTGGTGGGTTCTACTGTGAACCCGATGGACAAGGGCGGTAATCAGTTCAAGCAGTTGTGGGAAGACTCCGACGCTTCCAATCGGAACGCGAACGGAAGAACTGTGTCTGGTCTGTACAGAATTTTCATCCCAGCGTTTGATGCGCTCGAAGGTTTCTTTGATAAGTACGGCAACCCAATCGTGGACACAGATGAGCCTGTTGAAGCTATGGACGGTGAGGTCATGCAGTTCGGGGCTAGGCGATTCCTGAAGAACGAGAGGGATGCTCTGAAGCACGACGCCAGGGAGCTGAACGAATTTATCAGGCAGTTCCCATTTACCACCGACGAGGCGTTTAGGGATTCTGTTGAGGGTAGCCTGTTTAATATCGGAAAGATTTACGAGCAGATAGAACACAACGACACGTTGTTTCCAGACCCTGTTGTTCGAGGCAACTTTGTTTGGAGGGGCGGAATAAAGGACAGTAAGGTTGTGTTTCACCCAGACCCCCAGGGCAGGTGGTACATATCTTGGATGCCCGACCCTGAAAAGAGGAGTGTAGTTCTGGAGCATAAGGGAAGGAAAGTTCCTCCCAATCCCTCCATAGGGTGCGGGGGTGTTGACTCTTACGACATTGATGCAACGGTTGATGTCAACAGGGGGTCTAAGGGTGCCTGCCACATATACAATAAATTCAACATGGACGGCGCAAGCAACATGTTTGTTGCGGAGTATGCCAGCCGCCCACCCCTTGCCAAGATATTCTACGAGGATGTCCTTATGGCCGCCGTCTTCTATGGCTACCCGTTGCTTATAGAGAATAACAAGTATGGTATCGTAAGGTATTTTGAGTCAAGAGGTTATGATGGCTACGTCATGGATAGGCCAGAACATCTTCGAAATAGCAACTCGTCATCTAATGTCAAGACAAAGGGCATCCCGTCAAACTCACAGGATGTAATTCACGCTCACGCTCATGCCATCGAAGACTACATCCATAACCATGTGGGTTACGATGAAGAGGGCAACATGGGTAGCATGTATTTCAACAGAACTCTTGAGGACTGGGTGGGGTTTAAGATTGACAACAGAACAAAGTTTGACTTGACTATTAGTGCGGGTCTAGCCCTGCTTGCTGCTCAAAAGGTTAAGCCTAAAAAGACGCCATCAAACTTTGAAGACAAGGTGTTCTTTAGGCGTTATCCCGCAAGAAAGTAAGTCATCTGGAGTATTGCTATATTTGCGAGAGCCCAATTAGCAATCCATGACTTCAGGCAAAAAAAATTACGGTAAGTTTCCCGACCCATTAGCCTCGCAAGGAGAGAAGGCTTCAGACGAGTATGGCCTCAAATACGCCAAGGCTATTGAGTCTCAGTGGGGCAGTATGGACAACGTTTCCTCTACAGCGGGCGCACGGCTAAAAGATTTTGAGAAGAACAGGGATTACGCTAACGGGACACAGGATACTGCTATCTATAAGCAGATTCTAAACTCGTTAGACCCCAACAACGGCGACGGCACTTTACTTAACTTAGACTGGAGTCCCGTTCCTATTATCCCCAAGTTCGTCAAGGTAGTTGTAAACAAGGTTCTTTCAAGAAAGCCATACCCCTCGGTTGAAGCAATAGACCCTGTGTCAAAAGGAGAGAAGGATGAGAAGAGGGCTCTTATTGAAATGTCTATTGAGAACAAGGCCATGCTACAGGAGGCAAGGTCTATCGGGTTGCAGACTGAGTTGGACCCCTCTGAGCTTCCAGACTCTACAGAAGAGGCTGAGATTTTTATGGACCAAAACGTCAAGACGAATGCCGAGATTGCGGCGCAGGTAGGCACATCACTTACTTTGGATTGGAATGACTTTGGCGACAACGTTTACAGACGCTGCGTTGAGGACCTTGTTGTCTGCGGGATGGGTGTAGCCAAGAGGGTCAACGACCCGAACTATGGAATCACTGTAGAGTACGTCGACCCCGCGAAGTTTGTCCACAGCTACACAGAAGACCCAAATATGACGGACATCGTTTACGGTGGGCACGTCAAACACATGAGCATCTCTGAGTTAAAGAGAGTTGCGGGGGATTCCTTTACAGATAAAGAGTATGAGGAGATTGCAAAGAAGGCAGCCTCCAAGTCATTCAACGACAGCAGCAAGTTCAATACGAGAACCTACGACAAGGTTTCCAACTCTATGCGGTATGGATATGACGACTACTTGGTTGAGGTTCTTGACTTTGAGTTTGTCTCTGTCGATTGTGTTTACTACGAAAGCAAGGAGTCTAGGTTTGGTAATGTCGGGTTCTACTTCAAGGGTTCTGAATACAAGCCGCCAGCAGAGTCTGTTTACAATAGAGAGCCTTACAAGATGGAGGTTGAGACCGTATATGGCGGTAGCTACCTTCTCTCCATGAACAAGGTGTTTGGTTATGGTGTAAAGAAGAACGTCCCTAAGAATGTCCACGACTTAACTAAGGCGAGGCTGTCTTACAGTGTTGCATGCACCAACCTCAGAAGAATGAGACCTAAGTCTATGGTTGGCTCAATCATAGGTTTCGCTGACCAGTTGCAGCTTACACACCTAAAGATTCAGCAGGCGATTGCTAAGGCTAAGCCCGACGGTGTGATTGTTGACATTGAGGGATTGGAGAATGTACAGTTAGGTAGGGGTGGTGAACTGCAACCATTGCAGATTCAGGACATCTACGAGCAGACGGGTGTCTTCTACTACAGAAGTAAGAACCCTGATGGCAGCTTCCAGAACCCACCCATCCGCCCTATCGACAATACGATTAGGAACATCCAGCAGTACGTTCAGCTTTACAATCACTACCTCACAATGATTCGTGATGCCAGTGGAGTAAACGAGGTTATGGATGCGAGTACCCCGAAAGGTGATGCGCTTGTGGGTGTTCAGCAACAGGCTATCGCTGCAGGTAACAACGCGCTATACGACATCACCAATGCCTCTATGATAATCTACAAGAGGGTTTGCCAGGACGTGGTTAAGTGCCTTCAGATTATTCCCACGGATTCTGTTCTGTACAGAGTTTATGAGAAAGCCATCGGTAAGTACAACATGGAGATTCTTTCTTCGTTTGCAGACTTGCCTATGTACAACTTCGGTGTCCGCGTAGTAAAGGAGATGAGTGACGAGGATAGAATCTTCCTTGAGCAAAACATCCAGCAGTCTCTGGCACAGAAGGAGATTGACCTTGAGGATGCCTTGGCTGTAAGACAGATTAAAGACATCGACCAGGCGCAGCGACTCCTTGTTGTTAGACGTAAGCGACGTATGTCTAAGGCTCAGCAGCAGCAGCAGCAGAACATGCAGATGCAGCAGCAGATGAACGCTCAGGCTCAGCAGATGGCTCAACAGATGCAGATGCAAAAGATGCAGATGGAGGCACAGCTGGAAGCGCAGAAGATTCAACTCAAGGGTCAGAGCGAGATTCAGGTTGGTCAAGCTCTCCACGCTCTCAGAAAGGAAATCGAAATGATTCGGGCTCAGGCTACCGTAGGTATGCGTTCTACGGAGCAGGAGTTCAGAGAGAAGATTGACATCCTCAAGGAGGATAGAAAGGACTCACGCATCGACAAGCAGACATCTGCTCAGTCAAAGCTTATCGCACAACGCAAGGGTGAGAGACCAGTAATGGAGGAGGCACCCGACGCACAGGATGACATCGTTTCCCAAATCTTAAACAATGGCTAAGTCAGTAAACCTAGACAGCTCGACAAGACTCGACATCACATGTAGAAAGGGAGACACCTTTGTACTCACAACGAAGGTTAAGAACTCCTCTGGTGGCAACTACTCCTGGAGTGGACACAGCGTTAAGATGGAGGTTCGCACCAGCGACACGGGGACGGTTGTCGTACCAGACGCTGAGACTACTGCGAACACCTCAACCAACGGAACTCTAATCATCACGATAGATGCTGCCAACATGGACATGGACGGTGGGATGTATGTCTACGACGTAGAGGTCACCGACAGTAACAGCAAGGTATCAACCTGGCTTCATGGTTTGTTTATCGTCAATGAAGATGTCACTGAGTAATGAGCGACATCCAAATCATCATCCAGGACCAGGAGGATATTTCTCTAGAGGTCCAGTCAGATTCTGAGGGTGTAACAGAGGTATCGGTTTCCGCACCCGTCTCGGTAGAGGTTGTACAGAATGCTGTATTCAACTTCTCTACTGGTGATGGGGAGACTACACCTGGGGCTACCGTCCTTGACGAGCTCAATGACGTACAGGTTGGTTCGTCTGCTCTGCAGGGCCAGGTTCTGTACTACGACGTTACAGCGGGCAAGTACCTGAAGGGTGACTACGATGACATCGCAGGTATTCCCACACTGGCTACTGTTGCTACAACGGGTAGCTACGACGACCTTACTGGCACCCCCACCATTAGCGATGGAGAAATCTGGGTTGGTGATGCAAACGGTGACCCCGTAAGTACAGACATCAACACAGTTATCCCCGCTCAGTTGTGGGTGGAAGATGGAGATAATATCTATTATGATTCAGGGGATGTCGGCATTGGCGGCACACCAGATTCTGGTATAAGGCTCCATGTTAAAAAAGCTGCAGATGCGTACTTCCTTGTAGAGAACACTTCAGGTGGCGGTGAGTGGATTAGGTGGGGTGCTGGTCTCAACGGAACCTCTATGAAGTTCAGCAACACAGGAATCTTTGGGATTCAGCCTGTTGCTAGTAAGACTGACAACACTGTACCCACTGCCTTCCACATGGCTTCAGACGGGAAGGTTGGAATCAACACAAACGCCCCATCAGAGAAGCTTCACGTAGCTGGCAACATCTTTATGAGCGAGGGTTCGCAGTTTAGGAGCCAGACCACCGACTCGAATGCGGGGGCTCAGGCTCAGTCCCTTGAGTTCTTCCTGCCATACCGCATCGACGGGGTTACGATGGCTGAGAACAAATCTGCTCTCAAGCTCGGTGGGGTCAAGTTCTTTGAACCTAGGACAACTAATGGTTCTTCACTGCACGTCTACGGAGGCCTTAAAATCGTTGGCACTAACTCAGGGGCTGGGGGTCTTCTATCCCTGAACCTAGGCAGCACTCAAGATACATACCCATCCACGAACGTCACCTTTAATTATGCGAGGGTTGGCAACACAACAGAACGACGTCTCTCTCTTTACGGGTATTTTGGAACTGAGTTTTCAGAAAACGCCAATCTCCAAGCTCCTTTTGCCCTCATAAATACTACTGGTCTTGCTTTGGGTCACACGAACCCCACGGCACCTATTGATATCGAGGCCCCTACTAACACTTGGAACATCAAGGCTGACGAGTACGGATACGTTGGATGGAAAGGCGGGGCTACTCAGTACTTCCAGGGGTGGAGTGGTAGGATTGTAACCAAGTTTGCTGGCACCGAGGCCATCAGGTTTAGGTCCAACGGTATCGGCATTGGCACACAGGGTGACTTTACCCCACGCCTCGCAATCAAGGCTGAGGGGGACGACAACACAACCACATCAATCCTTGTCAACAACTCTAGTAATGTGGAGATGTTTAAGGTGGTGGATGACGGCACCGTTCACACAAAGGACATTAAGATTGCAGACACCAAGCGTATTGGTGCTGACGGGGGTGAGATAATCAACTTCACTAAGTACAGCGGCACAGGTGTTGTGACGTTCCAGTCTGATGCCAACGCGAGCTTCGAGTTTGGGGGTGGGGTGCTTGTCGAGAATACCACAGGCCTTCTCTTCAGCGACACCGTCACTGGAGTAAACAGGCTGGGGGCTGGAACGCACGAGGTCTTTAACTTCGGAAAGAACGGTGGAGGCCAGGCCAACTACACATTTACCAACGAGGTGTGTGATGTTAGGTTTGAGAACACCTGTGATGTAGTCTTTGCAAATGCAGGTAGCGTTGTCTTTGGTTCTCTTGAGGTCGGAACTAACCAAAGCTGCCCATCGTTTGAGGTGAACTCCACCAGGCTGATGTACCGTCACAGCAACGACTGCGATGAGACTCAGGCTGTAATTATAGACCAGGGTGGCGTCATTACTGGTGGTGGTGGAGCCGACACGGTGGCCCTGAGTATTGGAGAACGATTTGAGTTCAGAAGAAACGGAGGGGGTAGCTCCACGATGAAGGTTTCTAACGGGCTTGTGATGAGCGGCTTTGGACTGGATTGGCCAAGCGCCACCAGCACTAACCCAGGCGGGAATGGGTCTGGCCTTCACCTTGGCGGAGACCAAGCCAACCTGGTGTCTGTTGTTTCCATGAACAGGACGTCATATTTCGGTCCTTTGAATACTGCAGGTGCGACCCTTTACGTCGGAAACGTATACAGCGCCCCAAGTGGTGGTAAGTCTGGTGGTGCAACTGACAACTGGCATAATGCTATTGGGGTCAACTTTATGAACGCCAGTAATTTCACCATCAACTATGGTGGCACTGAAGACGATGGTTCTGGTGACTTCACTGTGTTCTCTCATTCTGGCGTCCAAACGGACAGTCCAGACGGGGATAGACACGGACTTCAGCTGAGTGCAGTTCCCAATGCTGGGGGCAATACAGTAAACCCTCAGTCTAGGTTTGCAGCCACCAACGCAAGCGGAGACCTTGTAGCAAATGATGCGATTAGGGGTTACGTCGAGATTGGTTCTGTAGTTTACATTGAAGATGAGGGTGATGGAGGTAATGTCCTTAAGCTTCCCAGCACCATCACTCGCCATGTTGTAACGGCAAAAGACACGGGGACCAATACGATTACGGTAGACCCAGTGTTCTCTGGAACCACAGGTGATGTCAGTGTCTTTGTTCAGAAGAACGTAGCGACGTTCAGAGACTTTGCGGGCGACCCCATCATGCGCATCCAGGGCAACAAGAATGTTGCTATCGGAATGGACGACTCCCCAGAGCGCTTGAGCATCAAGGGACGCCTTCACCTTGAGGATGGCCCCAATAGTAAGAACGTTTACATTGGCTCTGGGTTCGCCACGCCAGCTGCGGCTGCCTTTAATGTCATTATTGGTAGCGACACGTTTACCAACGCCACCACAGCCATTTCTAACACCATCATCGGGCGAAGCGCTGGTCAGCAATCCACCACTGGTTCTTCAAATGTTTTCATTGGCTTTGAGTCTGGGAGGGAATCCACTGAGGCAAATGATAACGTTTACATTGGCACCCGAGCAGGACAATCTAACATAACGGGGGAGTACAATCTCGCTATAGGGACAAACGCCCAGCAGAACTTCTTGGGTCAGCAGTCGGTAGCCCTGGGGTATTTAGCTGGAAGAGATGCCACAGGCACCCACACCATCGTGGGATACAACGCTGGCACCACTATCGGAACAGGTGCCGTAATGTTGGGGTACGCAGCAGGTGATGGTTCCACAACCACGGTAGATACCGTTGTTGGTCAGGAGTCTTTCAGGAACGTTACTGAAGGAAGTAAGAATATCGCTGTGGGCCACCAGGTTATGTGGGCGGACCAGGCGGCTAAATCCCTGACAAGTAATATCGGTGTTGGTAATGGTGCGATGTACTATGCTCACGGCTCTGATTTCAACGTTGCTATAGGTGATAGTGCGCTCCGAGGATATAATGGTGACACTAGCCAGAATCAAGTAACGACAAACAGGAACATTGCTATCGGAGAGCGCTCTATGTATCACGCCTGGACCCTTGCTGATAAAAACGTATTTATCGGATACCGAGCGGCGTTCAGTGACGCTGGTGGTGGGCAAGAAACCAACACCTACACTGAGAATGTGGGTATTGGAAACGAGGTTGGTTACGACATCGAGAGTGGTGAAGGTAACGTCATGGTTGGGAACCGTTCTGGATTTGCCCTCACCACAGGGGACAAGAACGTCCTGCTGGGCTATAATGCTGGTGGTCAACTGACGACAGAGTCCAACAAGCTCTACATCGCAAACTCAGACACGGCAGACCCATTGATTTATGGGGAGTTCGACAACAGCGGGTTTGTTAATCTTCATGGAGATGTTCAGGTAGGTAAGATTGAAACCAACGGAACAGAGCGCGAGCTTACAATAACAGGATATAATGCCGCTAAGCTAAAATTCAACCTGCACAATGGATGGGGCCAACCTGAATTTTCTGCTGGGTTTGACGGAAGCATTCGCTTGGCCAATTTTGGGGACAATAGTCAGCTTGCAACATTTGTAGTTGGAGCGTCTCAAACCAATCAGGGCAAGATTCGTATGTACTCAGATAGTTCTTCAGCTATCTCTATCGGTATAAACTCAAGCTACCCAGTAGCTTCTATTGGAATTATCGAGGGCAGTAATAACTACTCTGGGGGCCTTCGTATCCAAACATCGGAAGATGTCGTCAATGGTGTACAAGAGGTTAATGATTTCTTCTTCTCCAAAGAAGGTCGGCTGGGTATTGGCACAACATCGCCATCAGAGGGCCTTCATGTCCTAGGGAGAATTAAGGTGGATGATGGAAGCGGAGGGGGGTACACGCTTCCTCTTAACGATGGCTCTCCAAACTACGTACTCAAGACTAACGGCTCGGGTACCGTAACGTGGCAAGCTGATGACGCAGGCACTGGGGGTGGGGCAACCACGATTGGTGCTCTCACGGACGTAGAGTCCTCGATGGGCACTGCTGGTGAGATTCTTCAAGTGAACGCAGGGGCTACAGATTTGGAGTACATCGACGGCATTGATGGCATTAAGTATTCCAACACCGACACCATGCCTGAGGCTGTTGGCGGATTCCCCGCAGGCACAGATTTTACTACACCTCGTTCACTTCAGTACATGTTTGACAATTTGCTTTATCCTTATCAGGCCCCAGTAATTACGGTCACCACAAACATGGCGGGAACATACGAGTATGGAACCACAGTTTCTAGTGTGACAGTTTCTGTAAGTGTTGCCAACGCCGCCAACATTAGCGGGAACTACACTCTTATTAGAACCGAGAATGGCTCTAACACGACACTGACTACGGGAACTCTCGCTCAGGTCAATGGATACGTGGACACCCCAGCAACACCGTTTGACCCACTTCCCAATCAGTATATCAGGTACAGGGTTGAGGCTACGGACATTCAGGCCACCAGCATTGCTGATAACTCGCCCAACGCCAACTGGAGGGTTAGGTCGTACTGGGGCAACTCTTCTAGCGCTTCCGAAACATCTGTACTTAACCTCACTGGAGCGGGCAACAACGTCCTTGATTCCAACAGGCAGGGTGTGCGGAATTTCGCTTCGGGCTCGGGTGTGTACAAGTACATTGCGATACCTCAGTCTCCTACAGACCTTGGCGACCCTCCAGCAGCACCGAATGGATTTAAGCTTGCAAACGGGACGAATGTACCTATGGCTACTTCATCTTCTCCAGTTGCATTTACAGGAGCGAGTGGCTCAACGACGGGTAATGGCTATGAGTGTAAGTCAATTACAGACACTGTGAATGGAAAGTCAGTGACTTACAATTTGTACAGAAGCGAAAATCAGTTGAACGGCGCACTCACAATAGAAGTATTCTAAGATGGCAAGTATTCCAGGCTCAGTAACTATGGGGGGCTTTATTGCCCCGACAGACTCTACAGACACGTATGCAACTCAGGACTCTGTCTACGGAAAGGGAGGTCATAAGGAGGCCGCAGATATCACGGCTCGTAACGCCATCACCGCCGCTCGACGTAGAGAGGGGATGTTTGTCTATGTTCTGGATGCCGATGGCATTGGCAACCCTGGACTGTTCACTCTTGCTGGTGGCATAACCGACTCAGACTGGACTTCTGTTTCCTTGGGGGGAAGTGGTGGTACCGTCACTGGTGTTACTGCAGGGACTGGCTTAAATGTTGGTTCTGGACCAGGCGGTACTATCTCAACATCGGGTACACTCAACCTTGCAGACACGGCGGTAACTGCGGGCAACTACACCAACGCGGACATCACTGTCGATGCTCAGGGTAGAATTACTGCAGCAGCAGACGGTACTGGTGGGGGCGGCGGCGGCGGCAATCTTACAGTAAGGGATATTGATGGGACTCCGTCTATCTCTAACGTAAACGAGCTTAGGTTTACAAACGGAACGGTTCAGACTGTGGGCTCTAACATTGCGCAGGTTAACATTCTTGCTCTCACCAACGGTTCTTCTGGTAGGATTCCATTCTGCACTAACGCCAATGAGCTCAACGCAGAGGCTGACTTTACCTACAACACAACGACCAACACCCTGACTGTAGACAACATTACAGTAGACACCGACCTTAATGTGTCTGGTGATTTAGATGTAACTACTGACGCCACGGTGGACGGCAGCTTGATTGTAAGCACTGCCGCAACAATCACTTTGTTGAACGCAAGGTCGATAAGTATTGGAGGCGCTGGCGCGACGGTGGGGTCATACGGAATGGGAAGTAGGGTGTCTAAAAGAGGCTTTGGGCCTGACGCTCCATCGGTTTCTTGGACGCTTGGCCTCGGTCGACTTATTTCTGGAAGCTCTGGAACCTGGGTGAGAACAAGCAACAGTGTAGAGGCTAATGTCAAGGGACCAATAGGTGTAAGTGTTGAACAGGGGTCAGGAAATTTGCCTTACGTGCTGACTGAAGGCTCGGTTAAAGTTGCTCAGACTTTATCTTCGATGTCAGATTACGACGTCGTTTACGCAGGAACTAACGGGGGCTTTGTTAATAGCCCACCCTCTTCTGGTAATTACTCAAGAGTTGTGGGTTTCGTCCAATCCGCCTCGGCAAACATAATTTATTTCAAGCCCTCTATGGATTGGGTTGAGGTAAGCTAATAACGATTATCTTTGTAAAAAATTAAGTTCATGTCATATTCATTCATGCAAAAGACCTGGAGCATTTCAGGTGAGCAAAGCTTCGGAGAGTTTTCTTTGTTGAACCCCGTCATCAAGATTGAGGGTGTTGGGATTGGAGAAAAGATTCAGGTTGTTGTTTCGGCCAAAGAGAATGGGGGTGTTTATTCCCACACTATTAACCTCTTTTATGAAGACTTCAGCAGCTCGGACATTGTTGAGATTGTCGACAAGGTTATGTCTGAGGCATTCCCTGGTGCTGAAATACAAGAGTAAATAAATGCCCGTCGGAAGCATTAGCGGTGTTGCATCGGCAAACATTGCCGAGGTTGACGGGATAAGCTCCTTTGCTGAGTTTAGTGGCTTGGCCGCTGCTTCTGGTGGAGGCACTAATTTTTCATCCACGTATGGGTTTGATGACCAAGCTGTAAACACGGGGAATACTGGTGGGGGTTGGAGTCCATCACTAACTCATAGCTCATGGGCTAATGGCACCGCTGCTACTAGTAACACACAAGGGTATTGGGCAGCCCCAGGCACGGTGGTAAACGGCGTCCCTACGTCAAGCAAGGTTAGTGGGGGTTGGAGGTGCGACTCTAACGCGACAGGCTCAAGTAGCACTGGCCCTGCTGGAGCATTGAATGTAACGGGTAATCCTGGAACTCACTCAACTGCCAGTACAACAAAGTACATATACGCAGAGACTTCAGGTGCCCTTGGAAACCAGGTGATGGTCTGCCGAAGCCCAGGATTCGTCTTTAGAAACCTTATGGCGGACAGGGTTAACAACAATCTAACCCTTAAGTTTTGGATTCACGCCTACGGTAGCTCGATGGGTGACCTTTATGTTTATGTTGATGACGCGGCTACATCTTCCGCTCAAGACTCTGAGCTGTACGCTAAGTTTACGGCAAGTCACACGGGCACTTTCTCAGCTGGGACGACAACGCTTACAGCGACAAGTGAAGCAAATCACTCTACTGTGTCTCCGTCCACATTGGTCTACAGCAGTAACTCTAATTCCCTCTGGATACAAGCGAGCGTTAGCCTCAATCACATTAGAAATCTAAATCAAACAAGCTACGTGTATTTCGTTTACGTCCCAGGCACAGATGGAAGCGTCCGATACAGGGGTGATTTGGCTATTGACCAAGTGGAATTTGTAGAAGAGTAATGACGAGGCTTGCACATTACATCTGCACAGGAAAATCTTACTGCATTGTAGAAGATGATATGGTAACTGAGATTTCTCAGTATAAATCGTGTGACCTCCCCTCGGCCGACCCCGAGGTTGGAGATACTAGTGCTGGCGTCTATGACGACGAGAGCAATACATTCACCTTTGACTCAGGTGTAATAATTGAGTTGTGAGCAAAACATTATATTTGCTCCATGTCCAAGAACACTAGGATAAAGAATCTTCTCAAAAAGCACGGGCTTAGCGGTGTTAATAAAGCTAAAAGAACGCCCAAGCACCCCAAGAAGTCACACATCGTGCTGGCTAAGGTTGGGGATAAGGTTCGTCTTATTAGGTTCGGAGAGCAAGGCGCGAAGACAAATCAGAACGCCAAGCAACGTAAGTCATTCAAAGCGCGTCATGCCAAGAACATTGCCAAGGGCAAGATGAGCGCGGCTTACTGGGCAAACAAAGTAAAGTGGTAATCAATTAAATACAGATGAAAGATTTAGAAAACGCCATGCAGGATGCTGGGTTCACCCTTTCGGATGCACCTCCAACTGCCTCAACCCCACAAGAGAATGTTGAGCAAACTGAAGCGGCAGCTGAACCAGCTGCACCTATATCTGAGGAACCAACTCCTCAGCCTGAAGCAGAACGTATTACTGAGCCTCAGCTGGTGGATGAGCCGCCAGTCCAACAGACTCAGGAGGTACCTGCTCAACAGGAACAACAAGTAGAACAAGATTTCTCTAACGAGGATATTGACGCTGAAGTATTGAGATATGTGAGCGAAAGGCTTGGGTCTCAATTCAATAGCTTCGATTCCTTTCAGGAGAAACTTAATACAGCCCCGACAGAAATCGACGAGCGGGTAGCTGCGATTAACAACTTTGTCCGTGAAACAGGACGGAGTCCAGAAGACTGGTATGCTTACCAGCGGTTGAACACATCTGAAATGGATGACATGACTGCTGTTCGTAACCACATGAAGATGGAGCACAGCAACCTCAATGATGAGGAAGTAGGAATGCTCTTGTCTAACAAGTACAAACTGGACCCCGACTTGAACACAGAGCAAGACGTTAAGATGTCGCAGCTTCAGCTTAAGATGGATGCGGAGCAAGCCCGCCGTTCTATT